AGATACGGAGCTGACTTGTGGGATTATTTCCCTTCTTGGATGGCTTACTCGTACAATCGTGGTCGATCATGGGAAGAAGACGATTTGAATGTCGGTATATATCGTGAAAATTGTATTGTTTGTGTGTTCAATGTTGACCTACTTCCGTTTGAAGATGACAGTCGAGGTCATACAAAACAAGATGAATTAGCAGACCCTAAGTTATTGGAGCATTGGCGATGAGAGTAGGATTCACCGCAAGTACCTTTGATCTTTTGCACTCGGGACATGTACAAATGTTGCGAGAAGCTAGAGAACAATGTGACTATCTAATTTGTGCGTTGCAGATGGATCCAAGTGTTGACCGGGAAGAAAAAAATGCACCAGTGCAAACTATTGTTGAACGATATACTCAATTAAAGGCTGTAAAGTATGTAGACGAAATAATACCTTACGCCACTGAAAAAGACTTAGAAGATATATTGCAAATGTATCATATTAATGTTAGAATATTGGGTGAGGAATATAGAGATAAGGATTTCACTGGTAAGGATATTTGCCGTAAAAGAGATATAAAACTTTACTTCAACAAACGAGACCACAGATTCTCTACTAGTGATTTGAGAAAAAGAATCAATAAGGTGCTAGAGCATTAGCGATGAACGAAGTCAGAATATTTGAAGAAAGAGAATGGCTTTGGCCCAAAGAAGATTATCATTGCTGGAAACATTTAACTGAGTATCATCCAACAATACCTGAAGACATTCTTAAAACTATTGGCAAAGTATTCACAGTAGTTCAGGCTGGCGGAAATTGTGGTTTATATACTGCTCAATACGCTAAACATGTACAACATGTTATTACATTTGAACCTGAACCTAATAATTTTTTATGTCTTAAAAATAATATAACTGAAACTAATGTTACAATGTATGAAGCCGCATTGGGTGACAAAGAATGTTATGTTGGAGTAAAAGTAGATCCTATTAATTCGGGTGCAACAAGAGTCATTAATAAGGGTAGTATAAAGCAAGTTCGCTTAGATGATTATGAAATTGAACCTGACTTAATACATTTAGATATCGAGGGCCATGAGCCTCATGCTCTAAAAGGTATGTTAGATACTTTAAAAAAATGTCATCCTGTTGTAGCGTTAGAGCGGGGTAATGGAGAAAACATACTATTCGATTTAGGATATAGTAAGTGGAAACAGTTTGGATTGGATTGGTTGTATATATGAATATCTACACTGTAAAGTGGGGCGACAAATATGTTGCTTCTCATGTAAATCAACTCCTAGATAGTTGTAAGCAACACTTGAGTTGCGAGTTTCAGTTTCATTGTATCACTGAAAATCCTGAAGGCATCTCTGAAGAAGTGAACATCATTCCTATTCCCGAAAACAACCGCTTAGAAAAATGGTGGAATAAGATGTATCTGTTTGACGATTTGCTTGTCACACAGAAAGGAGAAAAAATGTTTTTTGATTTGGATGTTATCATTCAGAAAAACATTGATGTAATTGCAGAGTTCGATCCAGAAGATTGTCTTTGCTTTGTAAAAACATGGTGGCATGACTTAGATACTTCACATAAAAATACTAGGCACATACCACATAAATATACAGACTTAAACTCTAGTGTGTTGCGTTGGAATGATACTCTTGACACTAGAGCAATAAAGGACTATTTTAACAAATACAAAAAACAAATTTTATGGTATTATCGTGGTCTTGATAATTTCTTTTACAATCGTAGGGTTGTCAAACAAAAACTGTTTCCTATAGGTTGGGTATATAGTTTTAATCAAGGCTATTTGTTTCCTCAAGATATTGAGAAACATGTGTTCAGAGAAATGCCTTACATTTGTATTTTTGATTCAATGGGTAAAAGTGAAGATGTCAAATTCTAATCTAAATTCTAATTTTCTAAACAACTACAAAAACTGGGGTGAGGCTTTGCATGTTATTGAGAAACGCATGCCTCACAAACTTACAGACTTTCGTGATTCTCTTGGACAGAATAATGTTGAAGCCAGTATATGGCTTGTTGAAGAGTTGAAGAATTATTTAGATGAATACTATCTAAAGACAGGCAATCTAAGAATTCTTATTTTGAATTCTTGGTTAGGAATTCCTATAGTACCTCTTCTTTGTGAAAACTTAGATATTGCGCAATTGCACATGGTTGATTTAGATGAAGAGTCTATTGAGTTGTCTAAGATTTTCCACAAACACTATGCGCAAGAAAAGTTTATCAAAACAAGACATCACAATCTAGACATTCCGTTTGAATTTGATAACTTATGTAAAATTGAAGTTGATGTCGTGATTTGCATACAAACGGAACAGATGTATCCTCTGAAGGAACTTCGCTCAAAGAATCCACATGCCATCTATGCGTTACAGAATAGCAATGTTGTTGAAGAAATGTACGGTATCAACTGTGTTGATTCTATCGATGCATTGAAAGAGCAAGTAGGACTTGATGAAGTTAATTACGAAGGTGTAAGAAAACAGCATTATTACTCATGGGATGGCAAAAAAGAATACGACAGATATATGATTATCGGTCAAAGAGATGGTTTGATCTAACCCCCTATATCTTCTACCATCATCTCCCACATATCTTTATTAGGTATTACCATTCCAAATGTATGTCTTGGAGACTCTGAACCAGCACAATGCCAATAGTGTTGAGATGGGTCTTCATCTTTACCACCGTAGTAACCTACTTTAGCAGACCATCCTTTAGGATCGTGTAGAGTAACAATTTCGTCTTTATCATAATCATAATATTTAAACCAACCTTTTCCTTTAGGATTATAGTTTATCAAAATATTATATCCTGGACAATCCCAATTATTGTGCCAACCCATATAATCACCTGGCAGATAAAAGACATGTACTGCTGTAAACTTTGCTCCAAGAAATTTTACAAGAGCATCGTTGATAACAGCGGATTTTTCTTTATGAATCTTGGGTACTTCAGGACCTAGTTGCAAGTCTCGGACTCTTGATACTTCGGGCGGGCCAATATGACTCTCGTTGGACATTACTTCCTTCAAGTAATCATATGAGGATGCTGAATAAAGATTGTGATCTTTATCTTTTCCTCTTTGATGTGTCGGTAAACTTTCGTAGTCCTGTTGAAAAAACCACTCAATATATGGTTCTAGTATTTCAATAAGTTCTGGATTAATTGAATCTAATATCTTCATTATTTAAAAGTTCTCGGTCAGGTATAGTATAATGTAGAATCACTCTTTCACTTCCCTGCAATTCGTTATCAAAATATCCCCAAACAAAATTCCATCTCGCATCGGGCTGTGGGAATTCTCCAACTTTTACATTCTGTTCTGTTTTATTTAGCAAGTACCACATGCTGAATGTATCCCACTTTCTCACTTCCCAAGGGTAAGGATCTGATACCCAATTAGGTTTGTTCTGTTCCATAAACTGGTCATACCAATCATCCATCAACTTAAAAGTTTGTGGGTTGCTTTTATATATGAACAATCCGCAATGATAAATCATTTCTTCTGTGTCAGACAGTTTTGTTATTTTAGCATTGTATGGACGATTGCGGGTAAACAAAATATCATTTTCTTCAATATAATCAAAAGCAATTGCAATGTCTTCATGCTCAATAACAGTATCAGCATCTATATACATTGTAACATCATAGGGTGTTTTTGACAATGCCCACAACTTTGCTCTGATATTTTCAGGGCAGCCTTCAGTGATAACTTGGTCAAACATTTCATAGTCTTCTGGCTCAACCCAAAAGTCATGTGTGAATAGAGTTATCTTAGCCTCGGGATAAAAGTCTAATAAAGATTCTGCGGATTTTTTTGCGGCGTAGTAATATGCTTTATTGACTGAGGCTACATATATGTAGCCTTTATTCATTCTTATCTAATTCCTTTTGAATTAGAATTGTTGTGTACGCCTGTACTTCTAAGGGTGACTTAGCCTTGCGAATAAGTTTCTTTAGTTCTTTGTTTTCAGAATTTTTTACAGATTCGATTTCAAAGGCTTCAAGTTTCATGTTGAATAAGACTTCTTGCTTGTGTCTTTGAAACTTTTGTTCTTCGTGTTCTTTTCGTCTTTCGTGATGTTTCTTTTGTTGTTCTTTGTGGGCTTCTGTCAAAGAATCGAGACCATCAATGCCGTACTGCTCAATAACAGCATCGTAATCTTTATTGACACCGCCTTCTGCTTCGGGTCCGGCAATCACATGACATACTGCATATTCACCATTGGGTTGCAAAATTTCACAGACTAAATGCCTGTTATCTTTGTTCTGCCAAATTGGATTTCTATATTTTTCTTGCTCCATCACAAACTCCACAAATTAATAATAATAAAGTTATTTATGCGATTCTTAAAAACAGTTTTTTAGATTCCTGTGTAGAAGAAGTTGCTTGAACCGTATCGCCAGCATAGTAGCCAGTATATGTTCCTGAATATGCACCAGTAAAGAAACCAGTGTAGTAACCAGTGTAGGTTCCGGCAAATACTGTACTATACGATCCTGCATATGTTCCTTCATACGATCCTTCATAATACCCAGTATATGTACCGTCGAAATAGCCCCCAATAGAGCCACCGTAAAATAATGTATATGAGCCAGTATAGTTTCCTGCATATGCACCAGTGTAATAACCAGTGTAATTTCCAGTGAAGTAACCAGTATAATTACCCGTATAATCGCCTGCAAATGCAGTAGAATATGTACCACTGTATGAACCAGTATAGTTTCCTGC